TATCGGAATTAATCCGCGACGGCGTATTTCTTCAACTGGAATTTTATGGATGACCGTTCGGTCGATTTCATCAGCTTCAAAAAGAGTCCTGTTATGTTTGGGATGTCCGATTTGGCCGCCGATTTTTCGTTTCTTCTTCTTGTTTGTCGGTTGCGGATTGCCACCAAAAATCTTGACCCTCTGAAAATCTCTGGCAATTTATCCTTAATTTGGTAATTATAGTACAGCGGTTTGGAAAATTTGCCCCAAACTGCCACAAAATGACCTTTGCGAAAAGTGGTGTTTTGCAAGTGCTTGTGAATAAATAACTTGCGGGCGTAATTCAGCGGTAGAATGTCAGCTTCCCAAGCTGAAAGTCGAGAGTTCGAATCTCTTCGCCCGCTTTTTGTAACTATTTATATAGTCTATAGTTACAAACTAAATATTACCGACAAAAACATTCCATAATACGAATTGTAACCAAAATTGTAACCACGCCGCCAGATTATAATGAGTAGCAACCATTAAAAAAATAATTGGCTACTTATCAAGTAATTGGCTATTATTAAGCTACTATATGAAAGGACGTTACATGCTAAACCTGACAATCGAACGGCTCAACAAGACCATGGTGCCTATTAGCACAACATGGCTGCTCAGTGCATGCATGGAAGCAAAAGGCAAACAAGACCTTTGGAGCAAACAGAAACCAGAGGTACTGACAGCGCTGCGGCAGCAGGCAATCATCCAAAGCGTGGAGTCCTCAAATCGAATCGAGGGAGTGACTATTGCGCCTGAGCGACTACGTCCGGTCATACTGGGAAAATCAAAGCCGCGTGACCGTTCAGAAGAAGAACTTGCCGGCTATCGCAGAGTACTGGACTGGATTTTTGCAAGGACACAAAATATCGATATCGCCCCGGAAACACTGCTTCATCTGCACAGGGTTGCACAAGGAGAACATAGCGGCGATGCAGGTCAGTGGAAAAAGCGAGACAATGAGATTATTGAAATCCTGCCCAATGGCGACCGCACAGTACGTTTCAAACCAACTCCGGCAAAAGATACGCCCAAAAGGGTTGACATGCTCTGCAACAATTATGAAATCATCTCCAGAGATAACTATATTCCAGCGATATTAGCAGCAGCAACGTTTGTGTTTGACTTTTTATGTATTCATCCATTCAGAGATGGTAATGGACGGGTATCACGCCTGATAAGCACAGTACTTTTGCAGAATCATGGTTTCCAAATAGCCAGGTATATCAGTATGGAACGGCTTATCGAGGAAGAAAAGGCAGAATACTACAGTGTGTTGGCCGTATGCTCAAAAAAATGGCACGAAGGTAAGAATGAGATTGTTCCATGGTGGAACTTCTTTTTGGGTATTGTGCAACGCGCGTATGCTGAATTTGCTCGTAAGGTTGAATCCGTTGAAGCACATCCTGCTAAAACAGATATGGTGCGGAAAGTAATATTAGAACAGTTATCGCCATTTTCCCTTGCAGATATTACCGTACAACTCCCATCCGTAAGCACGCAATTGGTCAAAAAAGTGTGTGCCGAGTTAAAGGAGTCGCAAAATATCAAACTGAATGGTCGTGGACGAGGTGCACGCTGGGTGGTTGTCCGTCAACATAAAAAAAACGGTAACATCCTATCCACCAATATGTTACAAGATTAAGTTGCTTTCTTAAAAATTTGTTGTACTCATGACCCCAATAAAAGGAAGGAATGTGTATGACAAAAAAAAGTAAGCTTCCGGGATGCCTATACTCGCGTAATGGACGGTGGTATTGGAAAATTCAGCTGCCGGGTGAGCCGCGTTTCAAAATGAGACCACTGATCCCCAAGGGCAGCCATTTCGCAACAAAAGACCGTGGCGTTGCAGAATCTCTCGCCCGCGACATGTTCGCAAAATCTGTGGTCGATTCAAAAACATCTAATCAGTTGGAATATGATGGCACGTTTGCATCGGTCATTACCCAGTACATGAATCACGCGCGTGAATACTACCGAGGCCCCGATGGCAAAGTTTCCGGCGAGCTTAGGAATATCACATCAGTTGTAAATGGCCTTATTGACGTGTTTGGACAAATGCTGGCAGAAGATTTCGGCCCGTTGCGATTGCAGGAATTCCGTCGCACATTGATTGACCGTGGACTCTGCCGCAGTACGATCAACCAGCGAGTGAATATTGTAAGAAGAATTTTTAAATGGGCGGCAGCTCAGCAGATTATTTCTGCAAGCATATTTTATGGACTTTCTGCCGTCGAGGGCTTGCGACGAGGAAGAACAAGTGCAAAAGAAAGCAAAAACATAAGACCTGTCACCGAAACTGTAGTGCGGAAAGTTCTGCCGTTTTCATGTCCTACCATTGCAGCGATGATTGAACTGCAAATGCTTACCGGGATGCGTTCTGGGGAGTTGTGCCGGATGCGGCCATGTGACATCGATATCAGTGGTCACATCTGGCAATATTTGCTACAGCAGCATAAGACCCAGCATCATGGCATACAGCGTGTCGTTCCAATTGGCCCGCGTGGTCAGCGGATACTTCGAACATTTCTCAATCGCAAGCCGAATCAATTTTGCTTCTCGCCTCGCGAGGCCATGGCACAGCGGTTCATCGATCGTTACCAGAGACGAAAGACTCCGCTGTCTTGTGGAAACAGCCCAGGAACGAATATTAAACTCCAGCGGCATATTGACATTCGTAATTGTTACGACCCAAACACCTACTGTCAAGCGGTCAAGTACGCAATCAATGCCGCTATAAAATCCGGCAAATTTAAGGCCGATGAAATTGTTTCATTCCATCCGCACCAGCTGCGTCACACGGCCGCTACTCTGGTTCGTAAAGAGATTGGCCTCGATGCTGCACGGGCGCTCTTAGGGCACAGGTCGCTCGCTATGACCGATGACTACGCCGAGATTGACAGGGAGCTGGCAGATAGAGCTGCGCAGAAGCTGGGATGATCAGGATTCATTCTGCGAATATCCACCAATGCCGCTGGGGCCAATACTGACCAGCGGCATTGTTTTTTGAGTCCGCATGGTGTTGTGGCATGTGTTGCGTTTAAATTTATTGTGCAGGGCTTCAAATTGGTCAGCATTAAGTTTTCCGACAGCGCGACACACATACGCCCATTCAGCTGGGTCTATTGCGGGATTGAGATCGCACCAGACACCGGTTTGTGTAAATGATGGTTCTGCAAATAACAACTCTTTTATCATACACCGCATTCCTTTCGAATATAAATTTCATTAAGGAAGGGCTTGGGAGGGAGATGGTATCCAGAGCTCGGTGCCACCCTTGAACGTGAATGATTCTAATTGCAACAGTCCAATCTGTCAAGCCTGTGATAGCCAAAAAGGAGCTAAAAAAGCGGTATAATTATACATCGATAAGTCGTTGTAATTACATCGCTTATAAGAGCCGTAAAATTTCGTATTTTTTTGTAATCTGTTAATAAAAAAATTATTTTTCGTATGTATCCGCTACTTATGCAGTTATGTGAGACCAAAATTTTCATCGATTTTTTGCTATTGCTTTTGCAAGGTTAAATAATATATTTCATTGTGAATAGTGGTTGCACCGACCTCGGCCAGTTGAGATGGCATGTCAAACCGAAGCCCAAAAAAAAATGGAGATATTACGCGCACGGAGATTCTATGCGTATATGGATACACAGAGGTTTATGCAGTGCTGGGTATAACGTAATTTTTTTTTAACTTTAATAAAGAAAGGCCAATGCGCTAACACTGGCCCAGCGCCCCATATCCTGTGTCCGGTCAGACATCATGGAGATACAGCGCACAAATAATACTACAGAAAAAACGCAGAGTCGTCAACGTCTTACTAATAAAACGCGTGCTGCATTATTGGCCGAGCAGGAGACTCTGGTAGAACGACTCTCCGAGGTTACAGCCATTCTATCTGGTAAAGCCAGTACTAAATCGGTCCAGCACACTCCCCGAACCTGGCCAGAGGATTTCAATATTCAAGCCTATGCCATCGGTATCATCTGGAAAAAACATGATATTGGAGTAACTGAATTGGCAAATCAATTAGGTGTATCCCGCAGCACTATTTATTCACCACAATGGTCTGATGTCGCACGACTGCTTGCCGGTCGCAAGAATGAGACACCCCCCAGCGGCCGTACAAATTCGGAATAATTTTTTTTTTTTACAACACCCATAAATATAAGCTATAGCGATAGATACGGAATAATTTTTTTTTGGTGATACCATTTTTGGTGATTTCGGCGCGATTCTTCCGATTTTGACCATTTTTCTGCAAAAAACCATTGCCATAACTCATTGCAACTGCTCGACTTACAGAACAAGAGAAAAAAATGAGCGCGCAAATGGGCGCGCAAAACGCGTTTTTCTGCGTTTCTGCTCTGAAAACAGCGATTTTGACGAATCCCATTGTGCGCTATGCCAACTTATGGAGGGCCATCATGCGATAGCCCGCAGTATTAAGAAACCCATATTTGGAGGCATATATGAAAAAAACAACCCAGTCACCATCAGCAATTATTCGGCGTGTTGAGCAGGAGCGCAGGGCAAGGATTATATTGCGTAAGGTCGATTCTCTTCTCAAATCAGAGAGCATTGAAGCAGCGCTTGTGGCGCTTACCAAAGCCAGAGTCGAGGCGCCATTGATCGCAACCACGCTGTGCTGGTTCAATCGATATCGTGATATGCTCCTTGACTGGCAGGCAGATATCATGCCTGAGGTCGTTGATGAATTCGAGGAATACGGTTTTCGCCGCGCCAGCAATGTTGCGCATCGCTCAATGGTGGCCATATCGAATCCGCGAATACTCTCATTATATGGCAACTGCCAGGAAGCGCTTGCCGATATGGCCGATCGTTCCCGCCTCTCAATCTCCGACCAGGAACGCGACAGCATTCCTAATCGTCCAGATCCCCAGGAGATTTCACTGGAAGATGTTTCCGAAGAAGAACTCCAGCGGGGAGAAAAACTGTGAGCGAGTGTCTGCTTACTATCAGCGAAACCGCCCGGCGACTGGGCATGAGCAGAACGCATCTGTATCGCATAATGCCGCAACTATGTGCCGATGGACTGCAGCGCGTTGCCGTAGGCAGCCGCACACGGTTCCGCGAGGCAAGCCTCGACAGACTCATTAGAGAAAGCGCTGAGCACGAGCAGCCGCTGGTGTTGCCTATGAGAGGAGGCTTCAAATCATGAACACTAAAATGCCCCGTATCACCTTTGAGCAGTATGACCTTCAAAACCCACGAGTGTGGGATTTGTTCAAACAATTCACGTTTGATGTTATACGGGCAGGTCATACTCGGTTTTCAGCGAATTCGATACTGCGCAGAATTCGCTGGGAGACAACAGTTGTTACTACTGACAGCCATTACAAGATAAATAACAATTTTTCCGCCGACTACGCATGCAAGTTCACGCAGGAATGTCCACTCTTGCGGATTTTATCGTCAGAGAAGATGTGCAGATTGAAGCACTCGATGCTGCACTCAAAGAACGTAAAAACAATCTTGATCTGTGCAAAACACAGCTTGCCCAGATGCTGATGCAGGCGGGACATGAATCCATAAAGCTCGAAGGTGGTCTGACAGTGGGCCGCCGCTAAGACCATTGGTTTCTGCCATGCTGTTGGCTGGTTTGCTGACCGCATCTCAGGTGAATATGATGGAGGATACTACGGCGTTCAGCGGATTGAACGAGCACATATTGAGCAACTGTGGGCTCAAGCCAAAAATACGACTCAATGGATGAAATAATATGGATAAACGAATGTTAGACTGCGCATTACATTATGCCAGCTTCGGCTGGCGAGTGCTGCCGCTTCATACTATCATCGATGGTAAATGCAGCTGCGGCGATATCTCCGGTGCATGTAAGCCCGGCAAACATCCTTACACACCGCTTGTACCAAATGGCTCCAAGAATGCCACTACCGATGAATCTACCATTCGCTTGTGGTTTGACGGCAGTATTGCATTAAATATCGGCATCTGCGCTGGCGAAGAGTCAGGGCTGGTTATTCTTGATATTGACCCCACCCATGGTGGTGATGAAGCACTTGCAGCACTTGAGCAAAAATACGGCCCGCTGCCGCAGACAACGGAGGTCATCACCGGCTCCGGCGGCAGGCATTTCTATTTCAAACATCCCGGCGGCGATATTCGCAACTCGGCAGGAACGCTTGGAACAGGGCTCGATGTACGCGGCCACAACGGATATGTGGTTGCGCCACCCTCTATGCACCTATCTGGCAATGAATATAAATGGAAAATAGACCCTCGCGGCCTCATGCCGGTCTTGCCACCGCCGTGGCTGATAGCGGCTAAAGAGACTACACCGCAATCGACAAGCGAACAGTCCGACGACAAAATCACAGAAGGTAATCGCAATGACCGGCTCTATCGAATGGCCTGCTCAATGAGGCATAAGGGCTTTGACCAGGAGGCTATCTATCAGGCACTGGATATATTTAACAATAAAAACTGCTCGCCACCGCTGGATAATAAAGAACTCAGTAATGTCGTGCAAGGCGCGTGCAAATATAAACCAGCTCCTCCGCCTGATGACCAACATATCCACCTGCCAGATGACAACCCAGATACCATGGCCGAGGCATTTGAAGCATGGAGCCGTGATACCTGCGGTGTTATGCACCGCTACAACCAGATTGATGGCTGGAGTCTGTACTCAAACAATAAGTATCAGCTGGTGGACAGCGAAGCGGAAATTGAAAAATATATCCGCGACTTCATTCGCGACCACGTCAAGTTCAAGGCAAAAAGAAAAAACGATGATGGTACGTTCACCACCTATTACGCCAAGCCAGACAGGAAGCAAAAATCAGCCCAGTATGTCAACAACATAATAAAGTGGCTCCGCGATATGCCCGGTGTTCATCTGCGGCCGGGCCAGAAGGCGCCGTATTCATTAGATGGCAGCCTTAATCCGAGAAATGTCCTTGCGATGCAAAACGGCCTGCTGGATATAACCAATCGTAAAAAACCTGTCCTGCTGCCCTTTACACCTGATTTTTACACGTTCAACTATTATCGGTTTCCCTACGACCCAACCAGGAAAGCGCCAAAATGGCTCTGGGTACTGGGTGAGTATTTTCAGGATGAAGATGGCAACCCGGATACTCTGGTTCCGGATATTCTGCACAGCCGCATAAAAAAATACCTTCTGCGAGATACACGGGACCATAAAATTCTTGCCATTGTCGGCAGATGCCGCTCGGGCAAGGGAACTATCGCCAGAACGATTCAAGAGCTTCTGGGCGGTGAGCGAAACGTCGCTACCATAACCATCTCAATCCTGGCATCGGACTTCGGACTCCAGCCGCTCTTAAATAAACAGCTTGCCATTATGTGGGACGCATCGCTGGCCGGCAGGAACGGCGATACCAACAAGGCGGTTGAAATACTCAAAAATATATCCGGTGAGGATGGCATCCAGATTAACCGTAAGGGAAAGCCGCACCTGAATCTCGAAAAAATGCCAATCAATATAATGGTGGTGGCAAATAAGGTGCTCGACCTGCGTGATTCAAGCGGTGCTCTTGCCGGGCGTTTTACATTCCTCGAGACAACCAAGAGTTTTTACGGCCATGAAGATAGCAGTATTGAAGATCAGATTAGAGACGAAATACCCGGCATATTCAACCTCATCCTGGCAGTGCCGGAGGGCGAAATACTCGAGCATCCAAAGAGCCATATACTCCAGACTGAATTTGAGGAACTGTCCAGTCCCTACATCGCATTTATCAATGAATGGTGCGTAATCGATCCGGACGAGTTTATACCTACTAATGTACTGTGGAAATACTATTGCCAGTGGTGCAAGCGTAACAACCATCAGGCGCCCAGCGCCCAGAAATTTAAGATAGATTTTAATGGCGTTCATGACGGTATAAAACGCTACCGCCCGCAGCTCACCGAGCAGCAACTTTCCAATCTAAAGCTCGAATACAACCTGGACGCAAGAGCCGAAAGAGACTTGGACGTAACCAATCGACCGCACTGTTATCGCGGGATAAATGTCGATCCCGTTGTCAAAAACATCTGGAACCAGGAGAAAAACGTATGAAGCGTCCAAGCCAGTCCAACCATGTCCAAGTAGAAGTTGGACGCAAAAAAGCGTTTATCACTATTAAAAACGTCGAAAAAGTCGTCCGCGTCCAAGTGTCCAGGTATTTATCTATATTCTACATATATACATATACATGTATATATGCGCTATATATATACATAGCGACTACAAGTCAACTTGGACGCAACTTTGGGGGACACCTGATATGAGAATTTCCCAGATAGAAAAAGCACAGACAAAAACGGCTGAAGCTGATGTCGATTTTGCCGCCCAGACATTTGCAATGCATGAGTATCTCTACGGCTGCATGGAGGATATGAGGTCGACATGGCGGAACAAATGGGATGCAGCGCTGGCTGAGGAGCGATGGGATGACATTCAGAAACTTATGTCGGCAATAACTCTACTGCTGCCGGCATCAGAGCAAAGCATTATGGTTCCGGTGATGCTGAATTTTACACCGTGGCAAGACCACATGAAAATGTACTGGCCTACTGTGTGGATCGTTGACAGAGGGGGCAACAGGCATGGCCACATTGGAATGTTGATCTATGCTAGAAGCAAAGAGGCAGCACTCAAAAAAATACCAAAAGGATTTGAACTGAAAAATTGGTAGGGAAATGAACAAGAGCATAAATTTTTATCAGTGTGTCACAAAGACAAACAGAACAATATCGGTGATGTTGCCGGTAGCAGATAACAGTTTTTTTAACATAGGAGAACATGGTGATGTACATCAGGCAATTGTTACAAGGCAAACAAACGCACCACGTTTGCGCAGGTTCAAAAGAAATATCAGTACGCAGGTGTGTCCGAATACACAGACATCGAGCCACCTGTCGCAACGTGGTGCGAGTGTCGTTGCAAATAAAAAATTGGTTCCTCCGGACGCGAAAATTTTTTGAGACCACAGCGAGAACGGTTGCGTCATAAAAGAGATTCGGTCGCAGAACACACTTTTTTTAGAAAGGTATGAAAAATATCGTTTTTGAAATGAAAACGCAGTTTTTATCTTGAACGGTTAATTTTTTTTAAGGAGTACATATCGTGAAAATTGAAATGATGAAAATCAGTGAAATCAAGGCTTATTCGGGTAATCCGCGTGACAACAGCGGGGCTATTGCCGCGGTGGCCGAGTCCATCCGCCAGTTCGGATTTAAGGTGCCGGTGATAGTTGACACGAACGGCACTCTTATCGCCGGCCATACCAGGGTTCTGGCGGCCAAGGAACTTGGCATGACCGAGGTTCCCGCGATTCGCGCTGACGATTTAACACCTGAGCAGGTCAAGGCATTCAGAATTGCCGACAACAAACTGCACGAATTATCAAAGTGGGATTACGAACTGCTGCCGATAGAACTGGCGCAGTTGCAGGAGATGGACTTTGACCTTGGCGTACTCGGTTTTGATGAGAAAGAGCTTGCCCAGCTGCTTGCCTCGGATGTGGAAGAGGGTCTGACAGATGAAGATGCGGTTCCGGAGCCGCCAAAGGTTGCCACTACAAAGCCCGGCGATTTGTATCTTCTCGGCGGTAAGGTCAAATGTCCCAAATGCGGAAAGGAGCACAAGCTATGATTTGCGAACATTGCCAATACGAGTTTGACATATCAGAAGCCAATGTATCCGGTGGGCACCGCCTGCTCTGCGGTGATTCCACCAGTGGTGATGACCTTGCATACCTGATGCAAGGCGAAATTGCGGACATTGTGTTTACCAGTCCTCCATATAACGCGGGTGATAATTCGCTCGGCGGTAATAAGAACATGACCGAGCAGAAGTATGCCAACGACAGCGATGACAAGCCATCCGAGGAATATTTATCATTTCTCATGTCGGCAATTCTGAATGTTCAAAAACACAGTCTGTATCAGTTCATCAACATCCAGCAGCTGGCAGGCAACAAAATCGCTGTTATTGACATGCTGTATGCGCTTCGCGAGCATTTTTGTGATGTTGCTATATGGCATAAGGGTGGCGGCCAACCGGCGATGTGTGAGTCGGTCATGAATTCCCGCTTTGAGTACATCTTTATCTTTGCCACCGAATCCAACCCGAAGCGTCAGATAAAGACAAATGCGTTCAGGGACATATCAAATGTCTTTGAGCTTAATCCATCCGGCAAGAACTCGTTCTCCGAGGTTCACGCGGCGGTATTCCCCGTTGAGTTTGCCGAACACTTCATTTCGATGGGCGCAAAACAGGGCGCAATTGTACTTGAGCCATTTTGCGGCTCCGGTACGACGATAATCGCCAGCCATAAAAACAACCGGCGGTGTATGGCAATAGAAATAGACCCACTGTATGTGGATATTTGCGTGCAGCGATGGGAGGATTTTACCGGCAAGAAGGCAATTCGAATCAGAAAGGAACAACAATGAAAGCTAAATGTGAATGTGGACATGAATTTGAATATACCCGCCAGGATGTAAAGGGCGCTCATGTGCTTTTATGCGGCGACAGCACCAAAGAAGAAGATGTCGAGCGACTGATGGCAGGCAAAAAGGCAGATATGGTTTTTACCGACCCACCGTACAATGTCGATTACGAGGGGTACACAGAGGATGCTCTGACAATTAAGTCTGATGCCATGACCGAGGCGCAATATATATCGTTCATGGAGGCATTCTTTGCGCGCTACCGGGAATGCGTATCGGACAATGCGGCGTTGTATATCTGTCACGCCTCGGCATGGCAGCGTGAGACAGAATGCGCAATGAACAGTGCCGGAATCGAGTCCCGCTGCCAGATCGTCTGGGTCAAGAATACCTTTGCATGGGGATTCGGCCGTTATAAGTTTAGGCATGAACCCATCTTTTACGCTCATATTAAAGGCAAGCCGGATAATTGGTATGGTGATAAGACGCAGAACACTGTCTGGGAAGAGAAGAAGCCATCTGCCAGTCGCCTACACCCTACAATGAAGCCTGTTGAAATCGTAGAGCGGGCGATGGTGAATAGCTCGGTCGCCGGAAATATCGTATTGGATTTGTTCATGGGGTCGGGTACGACATTGATTGCCGGCCATAAGAATGGCCGTGTAAGCTACGGCATGGAGATTGACCCGATTTACATGGATGTGATAGTCAAACGGTGGGAGGAGTTTGCGGGCAAGAAGGCAGTTCTGGACACAGAGTATAATTATGCCGCCGGAAGAGTTGATTATAGAAAGCACATGGAGCAAATCAACGACAAAACCCCAACCGCTACGGCTGGGGTGTGTGAGGAGCAAAAATAGTGGTCACATCACTTAACCAATTCGAATTTGCCGCGCTCGGTTTTACGAAACCGGGCGTCGGCACCTTTTTCTTTGATTTCGCGCAATATTGCGGAATAAATCGTAGCCGATGGAGTCTTGCCAGCGGTCTTCCAATAGCCTTTTTCCAGCATCAGATTGACCATATTCTTGCAATTGAGCGGCTCGTTTGCTTCTTGGAGAACACACACCGCCGCACTCAAACCGCCAGTCTTGGTCGTGGTGCGTTCTTTCTTCTTGGTTTCGTCTTTGCTTGGCTCGGCGGTGTTTTTTATACCCTGCGTCGCCCTGTTGGCTTTGGCGTGATACAATCCACAGAGGCGGTCGGGAGACTTGATGATAACCTCCTTGTTGGTGTTGACGTTGACACCGACCCAATGGCCATCTGGGTTTCGACTCATGATGCGAATACCGACGGTATTCTTGCCGATCTTCATGGCGTAGATACTGCTGATTTTGATGTCTGCTTTTTCCATAGTACTGGTCCTTTCAAAAAAATAATTATTTTTTTATCTGACTTCTTTACACACGGTCATCTTGACGATCATCTGTTTTGGTTGTCCCGGACGCGGCTTTATTACGTTGATGTCGTACCGACCATCCGTGTAAACACCAACCACTCGTCCGCGAATTCCTTTATTTTTACCTTTTGTAATCTGAATCTTCATTTTTTTGTCCTTTCTAAATTTATGTTCTATGTTGATTACATCAGGCCAAGTTTTTCCGAACACATCAAGGCAAATAATCAATTATTTTTAAAAATATGTGAGTTTTTTTTATGACAGAATCAAACGATGTTAAACAGGGTAGCCCCCGGCTAAACCCTGCGGCATTAACCGTGGAAATAGCCGCTAAGATGCTTGGAATCCAAGTACAGATTATCCAGAAACATATCGAAGAAGGCGCTCCGGTAGCGGTGGATGGGACTATTAATCTGGTGCACTACGCAGCATGGTTAAATAGCAGGATACAACATGGCTCTTGATATAAGTAAACTTACACAGATACAGCTTGTGCGGCTGATGAACGCAACGCCGCTGGGTAGAGTCCTTACATTAAACCAGCTTCGTTTGCGGATGATCACGGACGCATACAGCATCGGCGATGGAAAAACCATTAACCTTGTCCGGTATGTTTCCTGGTTAGCCAAAGAATATGAAAATCCAAAAACCCAAAAGCAGTCTGTCGAAGATTTGCGACTCAAAGACCTGCTTTCAAAGAATGCCGCTCGCAAAGCCTCGCAGGACATCGGTGAAATACCCGCCGTTGAGAATACCGAACGAAGAGAGCGGGCATGTCATGATTTCCGGTTCTTCTGCGAGACATATTTCTATGATGTGTTCTATCTGCCATGGTCGGATGACCATTTGAAAGTGATATCTAAAATTGAACAATCGGTTCTTCATGGTGGGCTCTTTGCATTTGCGATGCCACGCGGAAGCGGCAAATCCGCTCTTACCCGCTCGGCTGCGATATGGGCAATACTCATTGGAGCAAGGAAATATGTCTGTCTCATCGGAAGCGCTACGCGGCAATCGCTAAATCTGTTCCAGAGTGTCCAGGCTGCTATGCTGGGTAACAATTTGTTATTAGCCGATTTCCCTGAAATAATCTATCCAATCCAGTGCCTTGAAAACTCTGCCCATAAGCAGCGCGGCCAGCGATATAATGGTCAGCTCACATATCCCGTATGGGGAACGCACAAAATTGTCATTCCGACAATTGCGGGAAGTTGTGCATCCGGTTCTGTGATTGCGGTCGATAGCCTGGACAGTAATATTAGAGGCCAGATGCATACCACGATGGATGGGCGTATTATCCGGCCTGATTTGGTGCTTGTTGATGACCCGCAGACAAGGGAATCTGCCAAATCAGTTGACCAGACCAATCAAAGGATAAGTACGTTAAATGGCGATGTCCTTGGTATGGCAGGACCCGGCAAGAAAATGTCCGGACTACTTACCTGTACGAAAATCTACTGCAACGACCTTGCCGACCAGTTGCTTGATTCTGAAAAGAATCCCGAATGGCAGGGTCAATGTACAAAGATGGTCTATGCGTTCCCGATAGACACGAAACTGTGGGACCAATATGAGCAGATTCGAGCGGATAGTTTACGCGCTGGCAACGGTGGCAAGGAAGCAACCGAGTTCTATATCGAAAACCGTGATGCAATGGATGCCGGCAGCAAGGTTGCATGGGACCAGCGTCATAACGAAGATGATGTCTCCGCCATTCAGCATGCGATGAATTTAATGCTTCGTGATGAAGTAGCGTTCTTTGCCGAATACCAGAACGATCCGATTGCCGAGCAGAGTGATGAGCAGGTTCTTACACCGGAGCAGGTATTGGAAAAAGCCAATGGCCGCAAACGAGGCGAGGTTCCGCTTTCTTGTCAGCATCTTACTATGTTCATTGACGTTCACGATAAATTGCTTTTCTACACGGTGTGTGCATGGTCGGAGGATTTTACAGGCTATGTCGTAGATTACGGTACCTATCCTGACCAGAAGCGTCTCTCATTTACACTCCGCAAGGCACAGATAACATTGCAAAATATCTACCCTGACATGGAAAAAGAGGGCGCTATACAGGCGGGAATGGAAGATTTATGCCGCGACTATCTAAGTCGAGACTTTTCCCGCGGCACCGGTGCTATGAAAATCGACCGCTGTCTTATCGATGGTGGGTATATGCCCGGCATTGTTGAAAATATTCGTCATAAATTTGGCGGAAATATTATGGCATCCAAGGGTGTCGGTATCAGAGCCGCCAGTAAACCAATGTCCACCTACAAGCGCAAGCCCGGTGAACGTCACGGCCACCACTGGTATATCCCAAACATAAACAAGACTGGTGAATTTCAGCATGTGGCAATCGATACCAACTACTGGAAGACATTTGTCCATGAGCGATTCTTTGTCGCCGCTGGTGACCACGGCTCTATGACACTATTCGGCAAAGGTGGCCATCAGCACGCGTTATTTGCCGAGCATGTTGCCGGTTCCGAGACATGGGTGCGCACCGAAGGTCACGGCCGAACAGTTTATCAATGGTCGCCCAGGATTGGCGGTATCGATAATCACTGGCTGGATTGCATAGTCGGATGCTCGGTAGCAGCATCGATGTGCGGATGTACACTGACAGGCCACAGTGTGAAAAGTGTTTCCAAGAGAGAAAGAATAAAACTATCAGATATTCAGAGAAAGCGGGAATCATGAATCAGATGAAGCAGGAAAAGAAAGAGCCGGTGGGCTTGGAATGTCGTAACTGTGGCTGCCGGCATTTTTCTGTCGAAGGCACCCGTATCGCAAACAAGCAGATTATCAGGTATCGTATCTGCAAAAATTGCGGACAACGAATGACGACACGAGAACACGCAATTACTTAGTCTCTACTATAAACCAATTATTATCAATGGGTTATAAAATTTTTAAAGATTTGTCTTCCTAATGCCGAAATTATATCGTATAATCTATTAAGAATCACGATGGCTGGCTATACAAAGGGTTTCGTCCCGCGTTAATGCCAGCCAATTTTATTTGTACTCCAGCTTGTTTTTCAGGCCATTCATAAACACCGAATTAGGCAAGAACTCTCTCAAAAGCGATGAAAATCTGTTCTGGTCAGGAATAATCAGTTTTTCGAGTTTATTCTGCTTCAATAGGTATTTTACGAGACAATAAAAATCCCCATCACATGACACTATTACGGCTTTATCGTAATTGGGATATTCAATCATGGTATGAAGAACTAACTCGGCATCGACATTTCCCTTCGTTTTCCCATATACTGCTAAAGTCGGTTTAAAAACCAGAATAAAACCGGCTTGCTGCAAAGCTGTGTACATGTTCTGATTTGTAGGTAGAAATCCCAAAAATAGAAATGCCTTGTTGACGTGATACTTGTCAGTCAAGTATTGTCTGAATCTATTGTAATTGAGCTTCCACCCTTGGTCTCTAATTGCAAGATTCAGATTCTGGCTATCAATAAATGCATAATTGTTCATTTTTGACATGCAGGCATAGTACAACATAAGCGATGATTTGTCAATTCAGCTTCTTATAACGTAAAATTTACTTGTTATAAGCACCAGTCGCACTTGACAGCCGATTCACTACTATCGAAATATCGGCTGTACAGTAAAAAAGTTTCTACTAATAGAAAGAGCCTTACAAAATATCATCAAAATTATTGCATGATAAATTGACATCTCAAACTGATAGTATAAATTGCACGAGACAAGTTAATACGCTTGACGACTAGCTATCGGGCAGGCAAAAACCAAAAGTAATAAAGCCGTACAGGGCTGTACCCCTGCACGGCTTTTTCTTTTGGCTCGCATAAATGGTTGTTACGGCGGGATAGAGCAATGGCAGCTCGCCAGGTTCATGACCTGAAGCGTGAAGGTTCGAATCCTTCTCCCGCAATTATGGCAGATGATTTAAATAATTCGATTTTAGAAAATGCTCAAAGCCCGGCAAAAGTTTCCAGTGACGGAGTTTCCGTTGAACAACACCCTTTGTCTGAGCAAATTGCAGCAGATAAGTATTTGGCCAGTAAGAATGCCAGCCAATGCAAAGGGCTGGGTTTGAAATTCACAAAATTATCTCCTCCAGGAGCAGATTAAATGTTCTCGTGGTTCAAAAATAAAGAACGTAAAGTTGTTCATCCCGCAGGACGTATCCTGCGGGCGAGGTTCGATGCCGCGCAAACCACCGCCGACAACGCCCGCCACTGGGCCAATGCCGACTCGCTTTCGGCAGATGCCGCAGCAAACGCAGATGTTCGTAGCAAACTTCGCGAGCGGAGCCGCTACGAGATTGCCAATAATTCATATGCCAAGGGCATTATTCTTACAATTGCCAATGACTGTATCGGAACCGGGCCGCGATTGCAGCTTCTTACCGATAGTCCTGAAATCAATCGTCGCATCGAGACCGAGTTTAGTCGCTGGGCCGATAGTACCAACCTGGCTGAAAAACTTCGCACAATGCGTATGGCCAAGGCCGGCGATGGTGAAGCGTTCGGTATGCTGGTTGCCAATATGCAGCTTCGATGCTCAGTAAAACTCGATCTTCAACTCGTAGAGGCTGAAAGAGTTACCAGCCCGCAGCTTACGCTGGTGGCTAATAATTCTGTCGATGGTATTGAATTTGACGCATGGGGTAATCCGGCTATGTATTATGTCCTCAGGCAGCATCCTGGCGACAGTGGATACTTTTCTATGGACTGCGACCGTATCAGCGCAGCGGCGATGATTCACTGGTTCCGCATAGACAGGCCCGGCCAGCATCGTGGTATCCCGGAGATCACACCCGCCTTGCCGCTCTTTGCGCAATTACGCAGATATACCTTAGCTGTCCTTGGCGCTGCTGAGACAGCAGCTGATTTTGCCGCGGTACTTTATACTGACAGTCCTGCCAACGGAGAAGCAGCAAATTTAGAGCCGATGGATATTGTCGGACTTGAAAAAAGAATGGCAACTACACTTCCTGATGGCTGGAAGCTCGGTCAGATAGAAGCCCAGCAACCTACAACCACCTATTCAGAATTCAAGCGTGAGGTCTTAAATGAGATCTCACGCTGTATGAATATGCCGCTCAATATCGCACTGTGCAATTCCAGCGGCTACAACTACGCATCCGGAAGGCTCGACCATCAGACGTATTATAAGAGTATCCGTGTCGAGCAGGCACACATGGGTGAGGTGGTATTAGATAGGATTTTTGAGGCGTGGTTATATGAAGCGCAGCTTTTAACAGAGTTTGCATTCCTAAGAAGACAGCCATATCTGCCAAGGCAGTGGTTCTTTGATGGTGTCGAGCATGTCGATCCTGCCAAAGAAGCCAATGCCCAGGCAAAGCGTCTTATCTCTAATACAACAACCTTAGCCGCTGAATTCGCCCGCCAGGGCAAAGACTGGGAAGTTGAACTTCGCCAGCGTTCAAAAGAAAAACTACTCATGGCCGAACTTGGCCTGTTACCAAAGGAGAATACAAATGCAAAACAAGTTGCCTGATTCGTTTGAATTTACATGCCCGCTTTCCATTGCAGCTTCAGCAGATAGTAAGGCTATTCCTAAATTCGCAATGGTAGCCTATACCGGTGGCCCGATGACTATCGAAGGATTTCCGCATCCTGTGGTAATGCCGGCCAGACAAATGAAGCCTGGGAGCTGACGGGGAAAGTCGAGTCTATCAGGCTGGATGATATTGAGCATCTTGATGAAGATTTGGCTTCATTACAAGCCTCAGTAGGTCAGGTATTTGCCGGTATTCTCGGTCTTGTGCATGGGATGAACACTATTCGCAAGGTGATTTAATGCCTAACGTTTATCTATGTAGCAGCGGTGTCAATTGGAGTACGTCTGTTTGGTCGGACAGTCCCGGAGGCAGCTCTCTTGGTCGCGCTCCGGTAGACGGTGAGACGGTATTCTTATGCAGTTACTGGGTTAATTTAGATTGTGACACCGCAAATCTTGCTGGCCTGTATGCGGGTCAAGCTGCTGATGCAACAGGGAGTGGCACGATTTTTGTTTATGCCGACAATAAAACCCTACGATGCTCTGGTACAATACAAGCGGGAACCAGTTATATCGTCTATCTGATCAGCAATTACACATTCACCTTAATTTGTGCCAATATGTACGCAGGAACCGGCAACAGCGCCTTATACACAGCCGCTGGAACACAGACCATAAATTTCACTGGAAACATCTGCGCCGGGCAATCGGCAGTAGGATATATTTACGGATTCAACTTTGGTGGTTCTGGTATCACCCTCAATATGACCGGTGACGTTCATGGCGGCACGGTGAATAATAACTACGGAATCTGGATGGGCTGCGGCGGTGCTCTGAATATCACAGGCAATGTGTATGGCGGTACTCAGTCGTACGCGAAGGGTGTATTTGGTAAAGGCACGGTTACTATCACAGGAAATGTTTATGGCGGCTCAGCGAGCAATGCAGATGGTATAGGAACTAATGCGGGTGCATCGATAACGGTTTCAGGTAATGTTACAGGGGGGAACAATGGAGCACATGGAATCCGCATTAGTAACTCTAATTCTAATGTTACCGTTGGCGAACTTATTATTGGAGGAGCAAATTCATCATCTTATGGTGTAACAGTGGCAAGTGGAGCAGTTACCGGATGTACCATTAACGCAAATGGCGGTGTCTATGGTGCTGCGGGCTGCGGTATAGTTGCTCCGGCCGGCACGGTAAATGTCATCAGAAGCAGCAGCGAACTTATAGCTGTTGCAGGAGGCTCGGCAAATTCGGCGTACGGAGTTTCAATTTCCGGAACTACGATTTTGACAATTACCGGAAGCGTCACTGGCGGAACCGTTGACGCATCAGCGTGTGGCGTATATGCCGCTGGAAGCGGGTCTGTAACTATCACAGGTGATGTAACCGCCTCGTTAATTGCCAGTGCTATATGGAATAACAGTTCTTCGGCGATAACCGTTACAGGCAATATTTACTCCGGTAGTGGCGCGGCAAGCGGTATCACTAATAATGGTTCAGGAAAAATTATTGTTATAGGGAATGTAACCGGAGGAAGCAGCGCCAATGCTACCGGCATCAGTAATTGGAATACCGGCATGTTATTGATAACAGGTAATGTAACCGGCGGTACGCTCGACACTACCGCATATGCCGTCAGGAACAATTCTACTGGCCGAATATACTATGGCGGCGATAAGACTAACAACACGGCCAGCGCGTTCAGCAGTGAAACCTATGTATTACAAGCCGTTATAGCAAAGACTGCGGGCAATTGGAGCACAGGGTCTAATTGGTACGGTAATGCTGCCCCCACGGCAGAACAAAACACATATTTGAATAATCTTGTTATGGTAATGGATGTAGCAACCATTACTGTCAGAGATGTATATGCGATAGGAGCGATGTCAAGTCAACTCATTATTGATGCGTCCGCGGGTGTTAAGACTCTCAATGCCGGTATTATCAGTGGTTCCGGTTCAACCGGTTTAATACGAGTAAATAACTCTGGAAACAAGGTAACTGTAAATTGCACATCGATAGTCGCAGGAACCTCCACGTGTGCCGTATATATCGCCGCAAGCGCTATAGTCGAGCTAAATGTCAGTGACAGCATCTACGGCGGGATAGGATTAAATACGTATGGAGTATATGCCGCAGGAGCGGGAGCAACTTTAACAATCAATGGAACATTGAGGGCAGGAGCAGGAACAACACATACTGAAGCCGTATATCTTGCAGCAGCAAATCTTATTGTAACTATCACTGGGAATATGTGGGCTGCGCAATCTGGTATAGGAACGTATGGCATGGCATTATATGCTAATACATCTGCGTCAGGATTGATTTTAACAATAGTCGGCAATCTCTATGGCGGCAACTCAAATGGAGACCAGTGTTTTGTTATGCGGTTAGATGGGACCGGCACCGTTGTAACGCAGAGCGGCGGCAGTTTAATAGCAGGCAACGGGATTTATAACTCAGGATGCATCTACCTGGTAGGAGTAAATTCATACGCGGATGTATCGGGCGATTTATACGCCGCAGCAGCGAACAGGTCAAACTGGGTACTGGGCGCCGCAGCAAGTGGCACATACTTTATTGTTCGCGGCAGCGTCTATAATACCACTGCTAATAATGCTTTGGCCGGACCAATAAAATGGGCGCCGGCGGCAGGAAAGACAATTCATTATCAAAATCTGGCAGGCGACGACGTAACAATAGCTCAGCAGAATGCGTTTCGGCGGCTTTCGGTTTGTGCGTAGAGTAAAAAAATGCAGAAAGGGTTTTAAATATGGGAATTCATAATCAGGGTTGGCAGAAAATACGGTCAGTTGAAGCCGTCGATACACCTCTCGCTGCCGGCACGATGGATTGCAAACCGGCGTATGCGATGAATATTGCATCATCATTGATACGAGGCATGCAATTTCTTGTCGCCGCTGCCGGAGATAATAATGGCGTTGTTCAGACACGACTGTATGGCGGCAGAGGCAGTGCGGGGCCTGCAATACTAATTGCTGATATTACCTGGACGCTTGGCCAGATGTTAGTCCTCAAAGACCCGCAGACCCAGGAATCATCTGATTTGCAGCGGTATGCAGATACGGCGGCTGTTACAGCGTATTGGCCGCTCGACATAAAAACACCAAACAGCGGCAACGATATGGTTTGCGTTGCGAGTTTTGATGGTCTTGACATTGATTGGATTGCCGCAGAGGTATTGACGCTCACCAATGCTACAAAGGCAAATGTTTATATGGGCTACTTTGGATAAAACCTAATGGCAAAAAGCATAATCCAATTTAAGAAGATGTTCTTTGACAGTAAGGAAGTGATTGCCGCCACGGACAAGGCGGCTCGTAATGTGCTGAGTAAAATCGGTGCATTTATTCGCAGAGAGGCAAAGAGCAGTATCAAGCCGGGCGGCAGGAAACATAAGACCAGTCTTCCTGGTGAGCCGCCAAGAAGTCAGACCGGACTACTGAAACGGTTCATCTTCTTTGGCTACGATAAATCGACACAGTCGGTTGTCGTTGGCCCGGCAAAACTCGGCGGTGTCAAGGGAAAGGATGCGCCGCATACACTCGAGTATGGTGGTTCGACGGAATCAAGTTCGTTTTACGCGAACAAAAACAGTGCTCGGCCAACACAGAGAGTTACTATCGCCGCACGACCGTTTATGAACCCGGCGCTCAATAAGAATTTACCAAAACTGCCCGCGATGTGGGCGAATAGTATTAAAAAAATCTTATAAGGAGTTTTTAAAATGGCAACAACACCTGATTTTATGCTCGGTATCGATGCGAAACTGTATTACAACGCAACGTTGGGTTCGGCATT